CATGCCGCATATTGCGCTTGAGCCGCAGCAACTTCTTCAGGGGTCAACTGAATGATCTTAACTTCACCTGTTTCGCAGTTAACTTCAATGCGTTCCATGATTGAACCCCTTACTCGTATTGAATGTTGATTTTGCCAGTGGCAAATGTGTCTGTGCCGTTGACGGTAGTTAACTGGACAGCCGTCAATGCGCCAGCAAGGGCAATGTAACCGCCAGCGGCTAATACTAATGTAGACCCAGTTGACATAGCACCTGTAAACGCAAACGCCCAAGTGTTTGTTGCGGCATCAAGCAATGTTAAGGTGGCAATGCCCGATTTAACAATATTAGAAACGTTTGAAGAAGAAAGACCAAATCCTGTTGTATACGCTGTAACGTTTGGAGTTCCAGACGCAAACTGTCCTGCTGTCCCAAGATACCCAGTTGTTGTGTATGTCGGTGTTGCGCCAGTTCCCAACTGAATAATGTTAACGGATGTTTGCGTTGCCGCGCTGGTCAAATTGCTGATAGAAATGGTGATGCGTTTTACCCAACTTGGAATGTTAGTAAAACCAGCCGCTACGCCGCTTGTTAAGTTTGCTACTGACCCCTGCGTAATCACACTTGCGCCCATAATGGGCGTCCCGTTGATTGTCGGACTGGTCAAGGTTGTTGTCGTTAATGTTGCGCCAGTGATGGTTGGGCTTGTCAGCGTCTTGTTGGTAAGGGTCTGCGTTGTAATCAGATCAACAAGCGTGGAGTTGCCGTCAGGAAGGGTAAGCGTATTGCTTGCCGCTACCGCTGCCGCACTGATCTGGGCATACCCTGAAGTGGAACCGTTTAATTTTACAGGCATCAGACAATGCTCCAAGTTGAACCAGATGGAACGGTGACAACCGCCCCGCTATTGATTGTAACAGGACCAAATGTCCCAGCGTTCTGGCCTGACGGTATATCATAATTTGTGGTGACTGTCTGCCCATTTAGGTAGAAAATTTGATCTGTTCCACCGCCTGTTGCGCCACCGCCGACAGAAGTCCATGAAGTACCGTTATAGCCTTCAAATGACGTTTTTGTGGTATTGAACCGCAACATGCCTGTCAATGCAGTACCGGGCTGTTGACCAGTTGTCCCCGTTGGCAGGGCAATAGCACCTGTTGTGGGGGTAGTTGTCGTTCCAAAGTACACAATGCCGGACGCGACAGCGGTCATAGCGGTCACGGACCCTGCATTGTTGACTTTAAGCACAATGCTATCAGTGAACGTGCCGCTAGAAGCAGTTGTTGATTGCAGCGTCAGCGTTGATGATGCTGCGGTTCCTCCGTAAAGCGATGCAGATGTTACAGAGGTGACCGAGGGCGTCGAAGTATATGCCGGGGCGGTTCCTGTACCAGCAGAAGCTAAAACCTGTCCATTGGCTACCGCTGCAAGCTTGGAAATGGTTGTGCTGGCTGACGCATAGAGAATGTCGCCAATGGCATATGATGTAAGGTTAGTGCCGCCAGCAGCCACAGGCAGCGTACCAGCCGTTAAAGCCGACGAGGATGTACTGTAGATAGCATTGTTGGCCGCAGCAAAAGATGTAAGCCCGGTGCCGCCGTAAGCCGCACCAAGGGCGTTTGTAAGGTTTAAAGTGCCGATCGTCACGGTGCCGCTTGATGCAGCCGTCAGAGCTATTGTGCCACCGTTATTGCCAACTTTAATCACGACCGAATCAGTTGCGCCAACACCAGTTGTCGATTGAAGCGTCAATGTTGATGCGGTGCCTGTGCCGCCATACACCGCTGGACTTGTAATGGATGTTGCAAACGTAGGCGCGGTAGACAATACAATGCTACCAGTGCCTGTTGGTGCGCTTCCTATGGCCGTCAGGACGGTTGAATTAGTCGTAACTGTCGATGGTGCGACACCTGCACCGCCGCCCACGACTATCGCGTTAGCAGCCAGAACAGCAGAAGAAGTCCAAGCACTGCTAGAGCTAAAGTAAGGGATGCCACCTGATGTTCCTGTCACAGCTAGAGTGTAGGTGCCAGACGATGTAATAGGGGATGTTGTCCCGCTATTAGACAAAATATTGGACGCACCCGTTGAAAATCCTAGGCCAACGCTTGTAACAGTGCCCGTACCCGCTGCTTGCCACGATAAAGTAGTGCCGTCAGATGACAAAACAGTGCCGCTAGAGCCAATTGCAAGCTTCGAGAGCGTGTTTGTTGCGCTTGCATATACAAAGTCGCCAGTGGCGTATGTTGAAAATCCTGTGCCGCCATTTACAGACCCTAATACACCCGATACGCCTGTTGTTAAAGGTAACCCAGTGACATTGGTCATTACCCCCGATGATGGCGTTCCCAAAGCAGGCGTAATAAGCGTGGGAGACGTATTGAGAACAACAGATCCGGTGCCTGTTTTGGTTGTAACACCTGTACCACCATTGGCTACGTTCAATGTGCCAGCAACAACTACGTTGCCGACCGTGCCTGTAGCAGGTGTAAGCCCGGTAGTCCCAAAACTGATTGAGTTGACCACGTTATTAGAAACAGACAGCGTGTACGTTGCAATCTGGGCAGTCGTAACGCGAACGGTAGACCCCGCTTGAACAGCCTCTAACTGCTCAGTGCCGTTCAATGAAATAGCCGCTGTAAGGTTCGGGATCGTAACAGTGGTCATATCATATTCCCGTTTGCGGTATCTGGGTCATCTCGTAAGGCAAGCCCACTATAACAGTTCTAATGCGCGTTGTGGACTGCAAAAGATTTGCTGAAGGTATAATCTGATTGGTTGTGTAAGTAAATTGATAGCCAGTAACCGATGTTACGCTGTAAAACCCATCTGCTTTACCGTTGCTTGTACCAGCAATAGACACTTGACTGTTAACTGCAAACCCGCTTGGCAAAGTGTTACATGTAACAGTTACAACCGTAGTGCCGTTGGATACAATAGATGTCAGTGACAGCGTTGTTCCATACGTTACCTTGTTGTTTAAAGGCGATATTGCGTATGAATCTAGACCAACGGGTGGTCCAATTGGTTGAGTTGACCGTGTTTGCCCATCTTCGGTTGCACGTGTTGAGTATGTGTTGACCGTAAGGCCAGTTTTCGAGTTAACCACTGATGATGTAATTACACTGCGATAGTCAACTTCATCACGGACAACGGGTTCAACACGCGCATTGATCACTGGCAACGGATCTGCCGTTAACACAATAGCGCGTTTTTGCTGCTGCGGCTCGTCATAGCAATTTTGGCAGACTAAAATGCGGATGTTATTGAGCTTTGCACCCGCCCACTGATATTGCCAACGCAAATCAACGTGGTTGTACCATATGGAGCATCTATCACAGACACCAAACGCCTGTGGGCTTCTGCTGCTTACCCTTGCCCTACCAGCCTTAGATGCGTAGGCCATGCCATAACCTACCTGTAATAGCCAGAAATCATCGGGGAGATATAGTAGGAAACGTATTCTGTGTCTTGATCAGCCGCAATTTTATATGATTCGTCGGCTTCAATCTTCAATTGAGGGCTTATGGGTTTGTTCCAGATACGTGCAAGGCGATAAGCCATGCCGTTAGCAAAAGCATCGAGCCAACGATACGGAAGATCAAGCGTTTGGCCACCTGTAAAGTTCGCATCCTGTATCTGCTTCACAACATAATATTTCAGGGTCACCGTGCTATCGTCTGGAATAGGCCACAATGTGATGGTTGGGTTAATCAAACGGTCAAACCAATAAACGGTGGCGGCACCCTGCTGCGTTTTGTTGGCATATGATGCGTATTCACTGCGGCTTACCGGGAAAATCAAACGGTCGATTGGTTGCCCGGTGCTGCTGTCTTCAACATAAGCATCAAGGATCATGATTGTGCTTGGATCCACGCTGTAGGTGCCCGTGCCAGCCGTCAGCGTCTGTGTGACCAGCTGCACTTCCCACAGATTTACGCCAAGGTTTGCCCACCCTGCTAGCAAAAGGTTGGCAGCAGTTCTGGCACTTTGCATATGCTCTTGCGTGATTGACGTAGGGCGCACATCGCAAATGTTAAAAGCGTAAAGTATAACCTCACCAAGTGATGGATTATAAACTGTTGTCCCGCTTGAAGTCATAAACGCCTCCCATTAGGACATTGCTTCCTGAGAAATGACAGACGCGCCTACCGTGTTGGTGCCAAATCCTGATGGTGTTGTAACCGCAATTGTCAAAAGGTCAGGGGTGTTGCCTTGAATTGTGGTGTAAAGCGGAAAAAAAGTGCTCAAGTCAAAGTTTTGCAAACCACCAGCAGGAAGCGGAGTATTGTACACTACTTCTCCGCCAGACACTGCTGTTGCTGAAACATCGCGCTCTACAAAGCTATTTAACGAACCAAGCGAATACATGGTATTAAACGTAGCTCCCGTCAAAGCAATTGGCGAATAATAAGTCGATGCAATCAACTCAAGGGTGCAGTTTGCAGAAGAGTAGATGTTTAGCGTTTCGGGGAGTACTTGACCACGGTCAATTTCACCAATGATGTAGTTACCGCTTGCTGCTGGTGAAACCGTCATTGGATAGGGAAGGGCGGCACTGCCAATCACGTTGTCAACAACCGTGAGAGCTGTCGTTGTATTTGACAGGACGCGGCCAATAGCACCAGTGCCTTGGGTATAAAGGATTGTCCCGCTGGGGTTGCCAGAAGTTGTAACCGAATACGTAAAAGTCGTAGGACCAGTAACCGTAATCTGGAAGGTGCCGTTTACGGATGTGTTGGTCGTACCACCTGAAACAGTTATGTACCTGCCTGTTGTCAAGAAGTGCGGGTTGGCTGTCGTTGCTGTAGCAGTGTAAGGGGCAGATGCACCGCTAACAACAATACCACTAATTGATGCACTTGAACCGCGAGACCAAACGTACTTTCCAACCCATTGGTTAGCAGTCCATGTGGCGGAAGATGCCGTGATTACGGTCCCCCCGGTCATATACATTGTAGAAGATGCAGCAGTTTGGGTTACGTTAACGGTCCAAGAAGAGCCGCTACCGCCCGTAATAACGGTACCAGCCGCTACGTTAGCACCAGTTACAAGCTGGCCGATAGCAACCGTCCCAGATGTCACGGTTCCAATGGTCAATGTGTTGCCAGAAATGCTTGATGTACCGACCTGAGCAGCCAAATTGGCAACACTGGTAATTGCAGCACCACCCGCAGGCAACGTACCATTTGCCCCAGAATAGTTGGTATCAACGCCATATTCCAATGTACCCATTGCACGGTAACGGAAAGACAAAATTGGGTAGCGGACAGCAGATGCGCCGGGTTGACGGGCGGGAGTGCCAGCGGCCATGCCATAACCATAGGTGAAGCCGCGCTGAGTATCAATTTTACCCTCGGCAATCACCGAAACGCCGTAGTGGAACATGGAACTTGCGGTTGATGTCCCTACATTTCTAAGCTCGTAGCGAACAGGCAAGTTACCCGTGCGCGACCAAGGGTTAGTTTGGCTTGGCAGGTTGGCAATACCAATCTGATGAAGAATATACGGTTCACCATTGATAACTACACCCCAGCGCAACAAGCCTGCGCCGTACCAAGCGTATTCAACGTAGTACATTTGAATCAGATTGAAGTTCAATGTGCTCTTGATGTTATAGGGATCAGTCCAATTAGGGTAAGTAATGGTCGTATTGGTGATTGTACCGCCAACATCCGAACGGTAAACAACAGCCATGCCAGTAGGGTTAGCCGCTGTAGGATCACCCTGCTCAAAAAATATACCATTGGCGTCATCAAAGAACCCAACACGCTGCCGCTGATTGGTTGCAGCCGCCCCGAACACAAGACCAGTTGACATATAGATAGTTTTGCCGGGCTGGTAACGGATGTAAGGGCGGGTTTGGCGGATGGCAACATCACCGGAAGCCGAGGTAACACTCATTTGAATGCCGCCCTGCGACGATACCTGCTGAATTGTGGCACTACCGGAAATGTAAGCTTCCCAACGCATTGGCTGCTGAGAATATTCAAAGTCTGCTTCAAATAGGTTCTGGCTTTCAGATACCTTTTGCTTGCCAAGGTTATCGCGCAAACGCTGCGGATATTCCATCAGCATTGCTTGATCGGCTGTGCTTGAACTTAGGCTCAATCCAGACATAGAAAACCCCTATTAGTATGGCGCAACGCCAAATTGTGTAAATGTAGCCGTAACAGACCCAGTGCCATTGGTGATTGTTACTTTGGCATAAGTTGGTGAATACTGATAGCTAGTTTGGATATTGCCAGTAGCAGAGATAGCCTGTGCATCTGAGGAATTGAGCCACGCAACCTGATATGGGTTAACCGGGTTGGTTGGGCTGTTAGGATCCTGCAATGTCTGCTGGACAGTATACGTTACCGTGCCAGATACAGTGCACTGAATTGCAGTCATAGATGGCGCATATTCATCAAACCGAACCCACCCAGATGATGCGGTGTTATTTGTGCCAACAGTAACAGCACCAGCAGCAGCTGCACTAATTGCAATGCTGGTAACGGTTTTAAAATCAATATTGCTGACGGCAGTGCTAATGTTCGGCCCAGTGATCACCTCAAAGACAGCATTGCCGTTATAGTCGGTGCCAGTGATTGTAAATGTCTTAGCACTTTCGTTGGCGGCAGTGGTGATCACAACGCGACGAGGCGTGTCCATGACGGCCACGGTTGATGTAATAGCCGTACCAGTCACTGTAAGGCCAGTTGTGGTAGTAACGGACAAAGCACCATTCAGTGTCAAATTCCCGGCTGCTGGGGTCTGAGAAAGGCAAATTGCCGTCAAGCTTGCTGTTGCCAAAGGCCCAACAGTAACAGTTACAGGACGCATCTCATTTACCCTTCTTCGCTACAGCAGCATTATCAACAAGATTTGGGTAAGGGCGACCTGCTGCACGTGCGTGGGCTTTGGCCAACTGTACCTTCTTGCGTGACAAATGCTTGGTCACATGATCTTCAGGTGCTTTTGTATCCCAAAATGGCTTGTTCGTCATTAGCAATCCCACTTGCGAAGTGATTTGTTGATGCGACTGTCAGGATCTGCGGCAGCAGCGGCACCAGTAAGTTTGCGCTTCATGCCCGTCATACGCTCACAAAACGATTTGTGGCGTGAGTTTTCATGGTCTTTGCTAGGTGCCTTCAGGTTATGCCCTTCGGCCTTTGCTGAAGCGCGTCCTTTAGCGTTTAAACCACCAGACGGTGACTTGCCTTCTGATCTTTGCCAAGCCGGGGATTTAGCCATGATACACCTCTAAAAGAAACGGGGAGTCGTTGCAGACCCCCCGCGCTTAACTAGTCCAGTGAAATCCTATTAATGGACTTCAGACTCATAGGACTTGTGCTTTTTAGGCTCCGTGCCTTTGTGTGCGGATGACAAAGGGCTAAAGTTGGAACCTGTGCGACCGCCACTTTTACGGGCAGGGCGATCGTGACGCATATGAGCATGTTCGCCGTGAACATGACCGAGGTGCTTTTTAGCACGACCGCCACGTTTCTTAGCTTCTGCTTCCTTCACAACGTGTGAACCAGCACCTTCATAAACTTCTTTAGGTGCTTTATCCGATGCAAACTTACCTTCATGTGGAAGGTCCATTGCGCCGCCGTGTTTACGGGCCTTGCGGTGATGCTTTTTCATGCCTTCCTCGTATTCATGTTCTGGATGTTCTGCGCCGTGGTGTTTATGGGCGTGGTGTGCATGATGAGCGTGGTGAGCATGATGGGCATGGTGCTCGTGGTGGCCGTGCCCGTGGTGTGCCTTATGACCTTTCATCGGTCTACTCCTTAGAAGTTGGCATATTGAGTTTGACCAAACAGACCAGCAGAAGAGCTGATGTTGTAAGGCTGGGGCGATTGACGAACCACATAGCGATTGGTGCCCGTAGCGGGGGTCAAATTAACACCTGTCGCATTGGCAAGGTTAATTGTACCGCGCACATCACCAGTCGTGGCAGTCGGATATGTATTGTCGGCAGCAACAAAACCAGTGAAATTGGTCACGGGGTTCAATACTGTCAACGAAGCCGCAGCAGCAGCCGTTAGTTCGCCTGACGAATCAGCGCGAATAGGTAAGCCCACAAGAGCACTCGTACCAACAGAGTAAGCGTGGGTTGTATCAGCCGTACCGCCCGAAAGGGTGATAGACTTAATATACTTGAACGCTTTTTTACCAGTAACCGTGCTACCAGCCGTGAGGGTGGCAGTTTCAGTCATAGGCCATCCATAGATGTCGTAACCAGTGGATGTGATGGTGGTGTAAGTAGCACTGGCAGCCGCCGTATAAGTCAGGCACCGACCGAGCAAAGCCTGTGGGTTCCACAAGTTGATCGTTCCGGCCTGCCCCTGCGGGATACCGTTAGAAAGTGGAGCACTCAAAGCGTTGTTTAGAGACGCAGTGATAGTGATTGGCGAACCGCTTGTTCCAGCAGCAACAGGCTGGCCACTAACAGTGTAAGAACCAGTGAAACCAACACCAGAGTTACCGTTAGAAGCATTTACTGTTGGGCCAAAGCCCGTAATGGTAGTACCAGTAGCAATACCAGTGCCACTAATCACCATACCAATTGCCAGAGGGCCGTTACCAGCCGTGGTTACAATCAGAGTGTTGCCAGCGGTACCAGAAGTGCCATTGGAGATGTAGCCAGAGACCGAAGCATAGGAGTCAAGTGCCACAAAACCCGCGCCACTATTTGTATCAATTGCACCAGTATCAGCACGAGCAATCTGGCTAACAATAGAAACACCAGTTGATGTTGAAGCAGAAGACACAAGCGTCAAAGTGGCTGACGTTGGGTTTGCCGAAGCAACAATTGCAGCGGAAGACAGGGTGTAAGGGACAATGTTCAGGGTTGTGATGTTATCGAAACCTGACCAAACGCCCGTAAATGCACCGAAGTTTTGCCCGGCAATGTAGGTGTATGGGACACGGGGATCTAAAATCCCCGCGCCAGCGTAGAAGGCCGATGGGCCAAGTTCTGGATTGTATTCCAGAGGAGTGTAAGGGCTCTGCCCAAATACAACTTGAGGACCAGAGATAGCTGAAATAGACATTGCTGTCTCCAATCTTAGAAGGTTGGGAATGAACCGTAGATCGAACGCCAGTTATAGTAAGAGAAGCTATAACGCTCATACCCTTTGACCAGCAAGTTATCTGTCACAAAGTCGACTTGCATATCAGTTTCGAAGGGAATGCGCTCCATGTACGACAGACCATCAATGTTGGTCAGCAAGAACCAAGCATACTGGGAGGTCAAGAAGTCGTTGGTCATGTAGCCTTCTGACAAACCACCTGCGGTCGTGAGAATCGCATTCACGTCATTATCTGCTGTACCCGGGCGCAGTTCAGTCTTTGTCAGACGAATTGCAACTGGCTCCAACTGGGCAGGAACAACCAACTTACGACCACGAGCAAACACTTTCAAACCTGCCTGATCGCGGAACTGAGTACGAATGCCGATCATGCCGTTAAGCAGGGTCGATTCGTTCAAGTCAACGTCAGTGGTAGGACGGTTTGCAACAGTACCGCCGTCGATCGGATGGGCAGTGGAGCAGAGTGCCACACCGTCACCGCCGACTTGGTTCTGGTAAGTCGTTGCAGTGTTCAGGACGTTTGCGCCGTAGATTTCTTTGGTCTGCTGGAAAGATTCAATCAGGCCAAGGTTAGAAGGTGCAAACTGGGTTTTGTAGAGGTTGTCATCAATTGCCTTACGGGTAATCGCATAGCCAAGAGCAATTTCAACGTGCTCCTGATTGTAGACATAACGCTCACCAGCTCCGTTATCAAAAGTGGTCTGGCCACCTTCGTTTTTAAGCTGGGCATACCCGAGGTAACGCATTTCTGCGGTACGTTCGAGAGCCATTTTCGAGTCATGCTTCGTAAAGATCTTGTCGTACTGAGATGGGATCATCTCGTACTTGCCCTCTACGCCGCGAAGACCGGGAAGGAGCAGATCCTTGATTGCTGAAAGATTAACAGCCATTGGTGTTTACTCCTTAAATACCAGCAAGACCACGTTGCATCGAGTTGTTAAACCCGACCACGATCTTGTTGTATGCGGTTGTGCTGTCATTGCCGTTGATACCAGCCAGAGGGCTTGTGGCCCCCGGTACGTAGTTCGCAAGGCTGATGATGCGGAATGGGAGGAAGTTGTTCGAAGCTGCACCAGCCGAGGAGTTAGCAATCAGCGAGTACTGGTCTGCGAAGAAAGTTGACAGGCCGTTAGCGGTGTTACCGTTGGTTTCACCACTTCCTGTGTAGTCATTGTAGTTGAAGCTAATGTTCTGACCGATCGCAGACACACCAACCGCAGTGGCAGTGGTGTTAGAGTTTGCAGTCTGAACAATAAACTGAGCATTAGGATCAGTGATTACATAAGCGGTCACATCGCCGTTTGCATCAGAACCGGGCCAATAGTTTGACCAGATGGTACGCTTTTGCGAAGTCGAGAGATACTTGCAGCCGACAAACACACCAGCCACTGGGACGTAGCAGGTTACAGTACCGGAAGCGTTCGAAGTGACGCTAGGGGTCTGCAAACCGTAAGCAGCAACAACTGCTGTGGTGGTGGTCGAAGAGGTAACTTGGAAAGTACCGTTTAGGTTAACGCCCGAAGAGGTCGTGGAACCCGTAATCGTAATGTACGAACCAACGGGAGGAGCCCAAGTATTAGGGGATGAGTAGATGTTACCGCTGGTCGAGGTGGTAGGAGCGGTAAAGGTAACGGTCATGGTACCAGCCGAGCTAGTAGCAATACCCGTGGAGCCCACTGTCAGGGCAATAGGGCCATAAGCTTGGTTGATATAACCAGTGGCAAGACCAGTAGCACCAGTTGACTGGACTACAGGGTCACCAAAAAAAATCGGTGTAGTGTTGCCGGACGCGATAATCAGCTGTGTCTGCTCATACGTTGGAGCGGAACCAGTACCTTGGTACTGCTGAAAACCGTTCGGCGCGAATACGTTCGCCATGTCGGAATCTCCGGGGGAGCTAGCATCACTGTTGCGCCGAGCACAGCTTAACTAAGTAATTTTGTGATTACGGCTCCCCGGGGCCGTGATTAGTCAGGTAGTTATAAGTGGGTATCAAACAACTGTCAACACCCACTTAGTATTCGTCAAGTATTATTCGGTTGGGATAGGCATCCGTTCAAAACTTTTGCTAATCTTTGGTTTGATACGGGCGTCAGCATCGCGGGACAAGGTTCCAGCAGGCGTCTCGCGCAACTGTTCTTCTTTGGTGCGAACCTGAGCCTTTGCGCGGCGTTCTTCAACGCGCCGGGCTTCATCTGTCAGTTCTTTTGGACGCTCCATAAGGATCATGCCATCAACTTCAATGGTTTTTCCCTTGTGAGCAAGCGGCATCATCTCTGGATGGCGGTCCAGAGGCACTGGTTCCCACCCGCCACGAGACAAACTGACCTCATAAGATGGATCTTCTTTGCCAAGAAGGGTTTTACGCTTCCATTCATAGGTCCATTCGGGGTCAAGGTTGAGGTGATCAACCCGATAGCGGTCTACGCTTTCAATATCAGCGTCACCACGGTTTGCACGGATTTCTGCTGCACGGTCTTTTGCACTTTTACGCACCGTGCGGCCTACTTTTGGGGTTTCAGCAGTTGCTTCAACCTCATTTGTTGCCTCTGAAGGCAAATTATTCTTTCTCTGTACCATTTCTACTCTCCAATCAGTTCAATTTGCCTTCTTTACGCAAATCTTCGCGGTTTTTTGCGTATTCTTCAGGTGTCATCTTCAACATTTCTGCCACTTCACGTTCTTCGGCAGACAAACGAGCAACTAATGTTCGCCCTGATCCGCTACCAGCCACCGAGGAAGACGGTGCAGCAGGTGCAGCTTGCCGTTTCTGCGTAGGTTTTGCCGCAGTTGATGTATGATCCGCTTCTGTTTCTGCTTTCTGTTCGTTGCGAAACCCCAAGCGGTTCTCTACAAACTGAAAATAAGCATCCGAATCAGGCGAATAGCCTTCCGCAACGGCCACATTGTGTGCCCGAAGCATTGATTCATACTTTACTGGGTCTTTGACATACTCAGGGTGCGTCCGAACCCACGCCGCAGAACGTGGAGATAGCTGCGATGCAACCTGTTCAACCGGGTCATTAATGGTTGGTGCAACCGGAGTAGGCCGATTTTGCAATGCGTCTTTGCCGTCAACAAGCTTTGAAAGCTTATATGAGTTGCTGGCAATCAATTCTTGCATTTCAGCAGCGCGGTCGTATGCGCCAGTAGACAACGCCTCCGCATATTCACGCTTTAAAAGATCCGCATTGCGCCTAACCGCTTCAATTGCATTGTTGATAAGGTGCATTTCATTATCTGCAACCTCAACCTTAGCTTGTTGAGCGACAATAGCAGCTTCATGCGCTGCTGATTCTGCGGCAAAACGCTTTTGCTTTTCTTCTTCAAGCTGGGCTTTGAGAGCTTCAATGCCTTTTTCAAACGGAACTTCATTGGCAGTTGATTCGTTTTCCTTTTCAGGGGCTTCAATAACAACTTCAATGCCGTCTTTTTTATCTTCATCTGACATCATCTATTCCTTACCAAACAACATCCGGCGCATCAATTTTGCCTCGGACAGAACTGTCATCGAGAATGCGGCAGAGGACACCATGAACCGTGATGGACCATCCATCAGACGGTTTGAAGTAGACCCAATCACTGAGTTTTACGTCTACACCATTGAAAAAATTGTCGTTTGTTTCGCCAAAAGCATTGGGGCCAAGTTTGAGTACAAGCCCTACCTTGCCTTGATAGCGATCTTCATCACGGTTCTTTTCTGGCAAAAAGATACCCGAGCCTGTTTGTTCTGGGCGCAAGTAAACAGCCACCAAAACTTGGTTGTTATAGATATCTACATTTGAAATATCGCCCATTTCATCAAGAAGTATCTTCTTGGGGTCGATATTATGTTTCATAGGACGATATGGCATTTTTGTTCTGTTCCTCTTCAATTTCCCATATGTGTTTGCCAGTGCGGATGTACACTTCGGCATCATCCAAAACTTCGAGGGAACGCTTGAGGCCAGTTATTAACCCGCAGTCACGGGCATATTCCCGTTCACTATAATGTCCGCAAACAACTGCATCAGTAATGTTGTTGATGAGTTCATGTATTTGCTTTGCGGTTTCACGTGCTACTACCGAATCATATTGTTTCATTGCGCTTCTCCAAGTATGGCGCAAGTAAAATGGGGGCATGACCTGTTAAAGTCACACCCCCACAAATAGTTTTACACTAAGTTAGTAGTATTAGTAAGCTTTATGCCCGTAAGCTTTAATTTTCTCAAGCCGACCGAAGCCACCACCAGCGGCATTATCAATCACATGCGTGGCAGGAACGCGGCCACCCGCCTTGCGACCCATTGGCATAGGCATAGGAGGCTGCGGTTGAGGCCCGGCACCACCACCTTTAGCGGCAAGGAGTGCCAAGTTTGGGTCCATACCCATTGGCATTCCACCCATTGGCATGCCGCCCATAGGCGGTTTATTTGGCATTGGAACGGGCTGCGGAGGCATCATGCCGCCTGCTGGGGCTTGCTGGTCCTGCGGATGCCCACCATGCGGTGCAATTACAATATTGATGTTGGTTTTGCCCTTGCCAACCTTGCCGCCAGATGCATGTTTGGTGCGGCCACCGCGTTTAAGGTTTGAGTAACCAGTTTCCTTGGCGGTGTTTTCAAAATTACGAACCGCTTTACGCAGCGTATCCTGCGTGTGCTGGCTGTCCGTATCCAAATCCATGCCTTCGTCAACAGAATTGCGACGAGCTTTTTCGTAATCTGTACGTTCAGAACGCATGCCACCATTATTGCCGCCATCGGCACGAGCTTTGCGGCCACCAGTTGCGCCGGGGATTTTCTCTTTGCTGTTGCCAGAGAATACGCTACCGCCAGCACGTTTTTTTGGCATCGCCATCCCGCCACCGCAGTGCTCTTCACGCTTCATTGCAGATGGCTTAATCATTTTTTTAATTAGCTGCTTATCGGCTTTTTCATCCGGGTGATCTACATGACCGCCCTTTTTCATGCCAAGGCCTTTCATACGCATAATGCTTTTGCCAGCCGCGCCAATGGGCATGCCGGGGGTAATACCAGATACGCCAGTGTTACCCGATGCATTCATTGAATTAAGACGGTTCCCAGCCATCATGATGGGGTCCATAGCATTCAACCCGCCACCCATATCTTTGTGGGCGCGGCCACCGTTTTTCATGCCGCCAACGTGCTTTTCCCCATCACGGTACTCATTGGCTTTCTTCATATCCTTATTGATAAACCGATCAACCGTAGGCATGCCATCCGCTTTGCCACCGCTCTTACGAGCTTTGCGATCGTGGCGGGTTTTGGTATGTGCACCTTCAATTTTATGCAGAACCTTGCCGCCACGCTTAAACTGGCGACGAGACACAGGGCGCATACCTGTCTTTGCCTCAGTATTCAGAGGCTCGGCAGGGGTCCAATCAGACGAATCAACTTTCTGATGTGGGTTAGCTGATTTGTATGATTTCAATTTCTTGGCGCGGGAAGCCTTAGCTTCCTTGTGGTAATCGTAAGCCATAATGTGCCCTTGGTGCGTGATGGATTAACCAGTTCTAGCTATCTTACTCAATATTTCCATAGCATTCAATGGCAAACCAGTGTCGGTATACTTGTTGGATACTTTCTTTAACGCCGCATCTACTAAACCACCACCAGCAAATTGTTGAAATGATGTTGATGGAGGTAATGCTGTTGGTGCCGCAGGGGTAAATGTTGCATTTGGAATTGAGTCATACCCCAAATTTGTGCCCATGTTCTGCGGTGTAAGCGGCATTGGTCGTGGTGGTTTAACTTCTTCGGGCTTTTCTTCGGGCTTTTCTTCGGGCTTTTCTTCTGTAACAGGGGCGTTACTTGGCGCACCAGCATTATCATTGCCGCCTTCCCCTTCACTGCCACCCATATCGCCGCTGCTGGGTCCTTCGCTATCGCTAGTTGCGTCACCACCACTTCCTTGATCGTCACCACCGCTGGCGTCACCACCGCTGGCGTCACCACCGCTGGCGTCACCACCGCTGGCGTCACCACCGCTGGCGTCACCACCTTCGTCAAAATGTTCCCTATGACCAATATTGCCCCCAAGGGCATAGTGGTATTCTGGGTCAGATAGGTCGCCAAGTTCGGCATGATGAGCCAATACAAGCGGCCCTACCTGCAATACTTTAGCTGCATTCTTTACCGGACGCTGTGTGCGGCGGTCGTAAAAAAAACCATGCCGCTCAGGATCCATACCGACCTGCGTCCATTCGGGGTGGTTCAAAGCATGTGCCGCAAGCTGGATGGCATCTTCATGTGAAATATGGTTAAAATTGCCGTCAATAGTGGCAAATGGCGACTTTGCAGTGCCCGTGGCTACTTTCAATGCTTTGTTTTGCGGAATTTTAAACGTAGCATCTGACACCATAGCATGGCTGCCGTGGGCTATGGTTTTGTGGTCACTTTGATTGTGGATTGTAGGCACCCAAACGCCATGATCTTTGTAGGCCGGGATATCAAGCCGCAAACCAACAGGGTGCCCTTCTGGAATGTTTTCCGCCTGCCCAAGTTTGTCGCGCTTGTTTTCTTGCAAAGCAGCGTACATTTCCTCATGCGTGGCAGGCGCAGGGACGCTTTCATAAGGGTGCACAGGCTTGTGCTGATTAACAAGCCGCTGGTATTCATGCTTGTCTATTTCGCCCTGAGCCAATTTGTTTGCACCTTCAGTTAACTGCGGGACACGTTCTGTAACATCTTTGTGGTGCATTTGACGGCGGTCAACTTCTCCACCATCGCTTCGATGCTGTGGAGCGTTTTGCTGATACCATTTAAGGTGCTTGTCTAGCTCATCAGCAATATCTTTAGACCCTGCACCAACACGGCCTAAAATTGCTTTACTATCAGGGTGGACAAGCGCAGTGCCCTTTGCACCATAACCCCAATTGCCCAACCGAACGCTGTTGCTGTCACCTGCAATAAACGGATTATTGTAGGTCTTTGCAAAATTGTTAACCCATTCATGTGACATATGAGCTGGATCGCCAGATTCATATTCCGGCATGTGGTATTGAATACCATTGTCATCCAAATATTTTTGCAATGCCTTGCTGGTTTCTGCGTAAGGTTTTTTTACCGATTGATTTGGAAGCAGGAACACAGGGTCAATGCCCATGGCACGGGAGGACTCAATGATTCGCTGTGCTGATTGCACCGTCATGTTGGGATCAGTGTCATTTGTGCCGATGTGAAACAAACCTGTTTGACTTTGCGCTTGTGGCTGCTGTTGTACTGGTGCGGGTGGTGCTGGTTCAGCGGCGCGGATAATAGCTGGTGGTGGTGCGGCTATAACTGGCATTGGTTTGCTTTCTGTTTGAGGTGCAGGCTGTGGTGCCTGTGCTTCCATGCGCTGTTTGTATAGCTGTGCGTTTTGGACAAAATCAAGCGTAGTCTCTGTCCCGCCCTCACCAGAACGGCGAACACGCGAATCATCCCAGACATCGCCACCTTCGGCATAACCTTCAACTTGACCGCCTTGCTCATACTTTCGTTTGATATGAACATCGTTGTGGTCGAACACGACATAGTTGTGGGTGGGTTCTGCCTTATCGCCGCGAGACCCTGCATCCAGATACTTGATGCCTTTGATGCCTGCGCGGCTCAATTGCTCAGTTGCTCCCGCGTACCCATGAGGATGCCCAGCAGCGATAGATTGATAGAAATCGCTTGCGGTGCTGTTGTTGTTAATGTGGTGCTGTGTTTTTTTCCATAAGGTTGGTAATTCTTTGCGAACATCAAACAGGCTCTTTGTAATATGAGAAGACTGTTCACTGAGCGGCTTATCCCAATCCAGCATGTGGTCTGGGTGTGCGTTTATATGCACCTCGTACATGTGGCCTTTGTGGATGTCCCATTCTTTTCCAAGCATTTGGCCAAGACTATTTACGGCATCATAATACCGTTGTTTTATGTCTTTTCTTTCAGTCAACCCCGCATTTTTATGCAAATCCTGCATTGCATCATGTATCGCGTCATCGCCGGACAATTTTTTATCCATTGATTGGGCCAATGCTAATTGAGCAAAAGATTTGCTCCCCCTATCACGCCAGTCAGGTTTTACGCCTTCTTGACTGATAGGATCGCCGCTCAGTGCATCCCTGTATCCTTTGGCCACAGGCTCGTGCCCAGCAAAGTACAGCCCGTGCCCGTAAGACTGTGCGCCTTCACCCGTGCCGATCTTGCTGGTGTCAAACTGCTCAAAGTCATGCGGCGACCCGTGATACGCCGTGATGCCGTCAACGTCCCCGCCGTCTGATTTGTGGGGTATTTGTCCTTTTCCTTGAAGAAAAGACATCTCAGGTGAAAAATCGGAAACAGTTGCGTGTGCAATGTCCTTCCAATTTTTTTGGTTATCTTGATCAGTCCTTATTTCATAATCTGTTTCAATTGCCCGATCATTTGAGTCGCTTTGCCGCCCAAACCGCATGGCAGGGTTAAGATGATCAGATATTCTGATTGTTTTCATTTTATCGGGTTTCAAACTTTGTTTTTCCATTTCGTCCCAATGGTCCCAATAATGGTCCTCTGGAATTGATGCATAAACATATTTTGAATTTGAACGGCGGGAATGTTCAATCTCTGCATTTAACCCATTTTTTTTCAAATGGTTTGCTATCGCCGAGGCTATTCTGTGTGTTGACATGGTTGCCATCACTCATCCCCATGAAAAATCGGGTTGTGGCCGACAATGTGTATGCCGGGGATGCTGGCAGCTGGATGCTGGCTATGCGGCATGCCACCGTCAGCAAAACCTTGTTCCGGTGGTTTAGCCTTGGCTTCTGCTTTCAACCGTTCTTTCTCGGCCTTGGCTGCTGCCTTTGCGGCTTCTTTTTCTACACGTTTCTTGTCGGCGTCTATTTTTTTGATGGCATCCATTGACATGTAAAGTTTGCCAGATTTATGCAGATCAACGGCTTTAGTAGCGGCATCCGCATAATCAGCTGGCTTGGCTTTTTCGTTTGTGCCGCCAAATTTGCCTAGCAGTTCTTTTTCATGGAACCACAAAGCAGCCTGAATGTCGGCAACACTAATGTCTACGCCATATTTTTTCTTGAGAACCTCTTGAGCCCGTTCAGCCGTTGCCTGCTGGAAATTGCGCTCGGTATCGTTGCGCGGGGCAGCGACTGAATTTTCCCTGTTTTCAATCCAGTTCTTTGCCCGGCGGCGCAAATCTGACTTTTCATGATATGCAGGGGCTTTTGTAATAGGATTGGGGGTGCTGAAGACATTATGCATCTCACCTGCATGCTTCAACAGTTCTTCTGGATCATTATAGATCCGCTCAAACTCTTCACGCGGCATGCCTTTAAGGTCTTGACCATGTAGCCAAGGTTGTTCTTCGCCATTTTTAAGGACAGGTTTGCCACCAGACATTTTAGGCATTTGATTTGATGTTGGGTCATTGTGATGATCCCACTCGGCCTTAAACGCATCCCGATAATCTTGATACTGTTTAGCTTCGGCTAGCGGTGTATGGATAAAGTTATGCCCCAGCATTCGGTTCCACGTGCGGGAAAACCACAGATCAGCGGTCAATGTGGAGTAATCACCATGCAAATTGTTAATAAATGAGCCAATTTTTGGACCAAACACCGACCAGCCCGTGACCTTTTGATTGGATGAGCCTTTTACGTTCAAAGCTTCGTCCGATAGACCTGTTAATGACTGGTCTGTTCTAAGCCGTTTCTTCCAATCGGAAACGCTCATTTTTGTATTAAAAACATCTCGCATTTTATCATAACCGTTCTTCTCAATCAGGTTATGAAACTTGAGCAAATTGCCCTCAATCGCATTGGTTTGGTTGCCAAAAGAGCCCTTCAGCTTGTTTGTAGCATCAGCCAACGACATTTTGCCATCGCGCACCAAATTGTAGATACGAGATGCCATAATCGAGTTTGAGTGGACGTCATTGCCTTGCGATGTAATGCCCAATACGGCATCAAACAGCATAGCCTTGTCTTTGTCTGTTTTGATCTCTGGAAAGATCTCGGCATATTTGTCTTTGGCTTTTTTCAAAGCTTCATCGTACCAGCCAATAGCCGACTTATCAGACGTTTTAACATGGTGGTTAACCTCGTCTGCCATTGTATTGGCAATCAATTCTTTAGCGCGGTCACTGCGATCTTCTGGATCTATCTGGCCCTTGGCGGTAGCTCTATTCTGCAAGCCGTACAGAATGTCGTTAACGCTAGCATCGCCACGTGCGCCTGAAGGCCTAACGTCAAGCTTATCTTTGCCTGTCATCAGTCCCACAGTAGACCGATCGTCTTGCTGTCTGGGATACATACCATCCCGAACCATGCTTACTTCTTGGGGGGAAAGCCCATAGTGTTCGCCGATACGCTCTGGTGAAAGCCTGTAGCCTTCTTGTGAGACGGCTTTGGCGTATGGGGCAAGGATGTTATTAACAATCCCTCGGAATAGCTCGGGTGATCGCTTGGAGCTGGCCGGAAGCCGTACTTCGCCGCCACCGCCTCCGAATGCGTCATGGAGATAGTCTTTCGCATTTATCAAGTCTCCTTGTGATCTAACGTGCAACCGATCCGGCATGTTTGTCTTATCGGCAATGTTTTTAACTTTTTGGAAGAAACCCGGCACTTCGCTTTCATCACCAAAGTGCTTAAAGTATGCGGCGTCTTGATTTTTGCCAATGGTAAAATCTAACCCATGTTCTTTAGCGGCTGCGTGGATGCCATCAATGTCTTTAGCTGTCAGCTTCCGCCCATTGCCAATGTAGGCGGTTGGAAAGCCCTCGGTCAAATCGGGGTTATGGTGATTATGCACCACAGCATCTTGACCGAATCCAAACCCCAACATGCCGCGCAATTTGCGGGTGTTTTCTGGGGTCATGTTGTCGCCATGAATAACATATGACGGCTCAATTTCACCCATCCACGAGCCAGTGGTTGGGGCTGCCTGCAAGTTAGTGATGCCCGTGTGCTGTTCAACAAAGTCTTTAAATGCTTTTGATTTAAAGATCTTGTGCGTATGTTGCACAAGCTTTTCGTTGCGCGGTATTTGCTGAGTAGGTGCCTGAAATGGAGGCGGAGTATTCACGCCCTCTTTGCCTGATCTAGCTGGTGACCACGGTTCAAGCCCGTCCTCATATGGGTTTGGCTGATTCGGGTTGGCAGGTGGTCCGCCACCTTTGCCGGGCCGAGGAGATACAGTAAGCCCTTCACGGTTTTCATCATGAAACGCTTGCATCAACCGTTGCTGGCCGGACATAGGCAAGGGTGTAGGCAATGTCTGTGGGTTTGACAGCACCTGCTTGGCTAAGTTCACTGTATCGTCGGCCATGTCTTAACTCGGCTGTTGAAGTTTCTGGAGCATCTCGGGTGATACAAATCGTTTTACCAGATCCATTGTTTCTGGGTGCTGGGCAATTTCTTTGGCAAGCTGTGCCGCTGCCAGCATCTCGCGGCTTTCGCGGTCCTTAGCGCGGTTCTGCGCCTCCAACTGCTCAGATGCGGCACGGATCTGCACCTCCTTGTGCTTTGTCTCAGAATCCATGCGGCGGGATTGAGCGTCCATCATCTCGGCAGCCGACATGTGTGTGTCAGGCGGCCCGGACATCTTGTGTGCAACCGCCGCAGCCTTGGCCTTGGCTGACATCAACGCAGCCTGCGCCTGAGCTTTCATCAGCTCTTCCTTTGGATCTGGTGGCGGTGGTCCGGGCGGTGTCATAAACCGCTGATAGTTATCCCAGCCCATTGCATGCAGCTCTGCCTTCACAACCTCAACCATGTTGATGAACTGCGGTGCCTGCTGTGCCAACTGCGACAGGGCATTGATCTTCATCATGCGCTGCATATGGCTGGCTGTGTTGGGGTCTGCCTGCGGAACCAGATGGTAATCTTCAAGGCATTTTAGGAATAGCTGCTCATCCCACGGCTTGGCAGGTTTTTTGTTGCGCTGCCAAAATGATTCGGGGTGTTCTTTGAAGCAGTCAACCAACAGCTGGAACTCTTCGGCCTGTGCTGCATGCATGCGCTTGTGCACCGAGTTCATCACCTTGGTGGCTTGCTCAATCAGCGCAATGGTCGTTCCAACGGGAGCGTCCTGCTTGCCTTCACCCACTGGCAACTCTGCTGTACCACCGACACGCTGCCCTGTCTGCCGCATGGCCTCAATCAGTGTCATCAGGGTTGCCGATGGTTCCTTATACGGTAGCGGCATTACCACATCGGTAATAGGTTGGCCGCCTGTCTTGATCTGGGCTCCGCCGCCGGGAGGAATGCGGAAGATGTTGCTGTTCTGGCGTGACCCCACATCGGAATACAGGAAGCCGGGGAAGTTGGCATACATACCAGCATCGAGCAGCTCACGCAGACCCGCTGTGATGGCATTGGTTGTGTTGCCAAGCATGTGCAGCAGACCGATGTCGTAGAACCCTAGTCCCGGAACAAACGGAAACTTGACGTACATTCTACGCGCTTCGGGTAGGTCTTGATCGTCTTCGTTGAAGTTGCGGCGGATCGCGAGGATTTGTTTCGAGGATACATCGATCGTGACCACATACGGGATTTCAAGGCCCGTAATCTCTCCATCGATCTTGTGTTCAAAACCTTTGATGTCGAGTTCGCAACAAATTTCGTAAAGCTCTCTGTCGCGGTCCTCGGCTTGAAAGGTATCGGTTTGAACCCCTTGGATGTTGGCTTTTTCGAGCTGCGCCGAATCGGGCGTGGTTTGCATTGGCTGAGATAGTTGAACATCGCGGTATGCCCCAATGATCTGCATGCGCTTAACGACACTAGGCCGCATCATCACGCGCTGGGTGATTCGTTTCGCGTTTGCCAGATCGGTTGCGGTGTTGTTGACGATGAAGTCCTCGGCATCAATTGATTCGCTGACAGGACGATTTCGCAACGGACAATAGTAAACCTTTTTTACGCCAGTCCCGCCGAAACCATACAGGAACAGCATGCGATCGGTGTCGGGATAGTACTCGGTGGCCGTCACCGTCAGGTAGTGGTTCATATCCTTCTCAAGTGCTTCAGCCAGATCATCCGTGTCTGGGTTGGCACTGTTGCCGTCAATGCGGACCTTCATTGGGCCATCAGTCGGCAGGAGCTCTGACCGGGCATTGGCTTGGAACCGCAGCACGGCCTCCAACAGCAGCGGGTCACGGACCTTGCTCATGCCCTCAATCGGCGCACCGTCAGCACTGCCCTGTAGGCCCGGTATCTCTACCTTCAGCCCGAGCAGGCGCAGACCCTGTGCCCGTTCCTCAATCCATTCCTTGCGGCTTTCCATGTCCTGCTTAACACCGCGAACCAGATCAGAGGCAATGCGGCCCAGCTCAAGGTCATCAATCTCGTCTGCAAGGTTCTCGAACCAGCCGCCCTTCTTCTTGTTCTTGGCCGCCTCCTCAATGGGCTTGCCGTCCAGTGATACGCTGATCGAACCATCGCCATGATCAATACGCAGCACGTTGCCCTGCTTGTCCAGCTCGGGCGTATCGCCTTTCGGGCCTTCCTGCTCAATGGTGACATCAACGCCGTCAATGTTCATTGGCTTGGGCTCGTCGCCGTTCAGGCGCAAGTTGCCGCTAAGTCCGGGCGTAATGGGCATGGCTTATCCTTCAAATATACTTCCGAATACTATTACACTACTTTACCTAGATTGGGTATAGCGGTTTGTGATCGTTGTTACCACGGAACATCTTGGCCGCACTCATCTCCGCGTTCTTCTCCACAACCCGAGTGATCATGCCCGTTTTACGCATAAAGGTCAGTGCCTGCACCAGCGTGTCAACAAGGTCATCATTTTTGCCTTTAGGAAAACTTTCACATTCGGTGATGACCATGTCCGCCCAGATCCTGAACTGGTTGCCTGTTTGGTCTAGGCATGGTGCATAGATCAGCCCATCGGCCAGCAGATGCTGGATGGCATAGGCTCGGGCTACCTTGTCCAAGGCGCCGGGGTTCTCCAGCCTCACCTGCCAGTCCTCATGGGCATACAGACGCCGCAGCTCTTGTTCGAGCGAATAGCCTGCCGCCTTGTTCTCATTCAAGATGATATCGACCTTGTGGTCCTTGGCCATCTTGACCACCATCTCGGTCAGCTCGTGAAACTCTACCTTGCCCCGCCATGCATGCACCATCATGATGCGCGGCACATCCTCGGTCTCCACACGTGCGAAGCTGGTGCTGACCCTGCCGCCCGGCCCTTGGATCGCACTGATGCCGTCTGGCTCTTCAAAGATGCCCCAGACCGTGATGGCCGAGAAATCATTTTCCTGCTTGGTTGTGTAAGCCGTATCCACCGACATGATGACGATCGAGAACGGCGGGTACTTGTCTTCGACCCACGGCTGAAACCACTCACGCTTGATGATGCCACCGCCTGCTGGTGTAGGCCGTTGTTGTAGCTGACCCGCAGCACCCGTCAGCAGCTGGGCTTCGAGCAGCTTGACTTCGTTGTCACCGAACCGTTCTTCCCATAGCAGCTCACCCTCGACCGTACGTGGATCTTCCCAGCCAATCACAGTGGTGTACTTGCGCTCTAGCTCGAACCGCATTGGCAGGACGAGGTGGCACCAGTCGCCGACCTCGCGGGATAGGATGTGCCCGGTGATGTCCCGTTCACTCAGCCGCTGCTGGATCACAACACGGCAGCCGCTCTTTGGGTTGTTCAAGCGGGTAGACCACGCATTGTCGAACCAGTCGGTGGTGGTGTCCAGAATGGCATCAGAGTTCGATTCCAGCGCATTGTTTGGGTCATCGAGCAGCAGGAAGTCGCCGCCGAATCCCGTTGTAGATGCGCCCACCGATGTGGCGATGCGTGATCCGCCTAGTGAGTTTTCGAATCGCTGTTTGGCATTGACATCGCCCGTCAGCTGCACGTGCGGATACAGATCAATATACCTTTTCGAGGATACCAAGCGGCGGCACTTCACGCTGTCCTGCAATGACAGGCTAAGGCCATATGAGGCACACAAGAACTGAACGCCCGGACCCGATGTCGGCGTGATCTCACGTTGCGCCCATACCCATGCGGGGAAAAACGTCATGCAGATCAGTGACTTTGAAAAGCGCGGTGGGATGTTGATGATCAGGTTGCGGATCCCAGTGCCGTCAACCATTGAGGTCAGGTGATCGCATACAGCCTGAATAGCAAAGCCGCCTTCAACGAACTCAGCCGAATCAACGACAGGCCAGAAGTACCGCATGAAGCTGTAAAGGTCATCTTGCAGCTGAAAGGCTTTGAACTGCCTTAGTGTTTCCTTAACATTGATAGGAGCCGAGTTGCCAGTGATTCGTTCTATGCCCGGCAGCAAAACACCCTGAGATGTTTCACGTGAAACATTTTGTTTACTCTTCATCGGGGGCTTCTTGCGCCTCAATGGCCAAAGACAATGCCTCCTGAATTTGCACCATAGCCTCTGGTGCAAGCGTTGATGGATCAATCACCTGCATCTCAATCTGCACCGGGCCATCACCAGACGGGCCAGTCAATGCCATCTTCTGCTCAGAGTATTTCTTGGGCGACATGCGGCCTGCAAGCCATTTGCGGGTGTCAATCTTTAACCGCGCAGCCGTAATGGCCTCATTGCTTTCGTATTCGGCATCGGCGATCGCAAGCATGTCATCAACCAGCGAATCAGCGTGGGCCTCACGCGCACGGGCGTATTGGTCGCGGAAGATTTGATTGGCGACAAGCCATCTAAACACCGTAGCGCGATCAGGCATGTGCGAACCAAGAACGATTGAGCGCAGTGATTCGCCTCCAGAGATACGCACACAGATCTCGTCACCAATCTCTTGCGTGAACGAACTAGGTCTACCAATTCTCTTTTCAGCTGGCCGATCTTTTGGCCTATCTTTGGCTGTTTTAGCCATATCTTGCTTCCATTCGGTTATCTAAGGCCAAATGATCAAGTTCTGCTTGGTTCATTGGGCCATACTTCCTCAACAGCTCTAAATGCTTGTTAAGCATCAATGGCGGCATCTCTGTGACTGACATACCATGTTCGCGGTAATGTTGTTTAAGAAACGCTATCTGATCTGGGGTGGCATCCGATATTTGTCTGACCGCAAACGATACTTTTTCATTAACTACAATATTCCAGCCGATCATTGGGACGCCGTCAGAATGTACGTAGTTGAACCGCCCTAAAAATGCTTTGCCCTTTACTCCATCTACGAACTTAACTTCAATGTAAACAGCCTCTGGGAAATTGCCCCAAGCTACCGGGCAGCTTTTTACATACAGCACTTCGAAGAATGGTTTGCGCTTCTCATATATATGATTAATCGCATTCTCGTGGCTTGCGGCTGGCATTACAGATGTTGCCAGTATTGACCCTACGCCTAGCAGGAGTTGCCGTTTGGTAAGCATTTGATGTTCTCCGTATGTTTCGCATTATACGCATTTTACGGATTTTGCGTATAATACACAATTCATGATCGATAAACGTCTAACATATCAATCATTCTATACCATTTGGGCTGTTTTGTCTGTTTAGCTGGACGATTTGCACAGCTCCGCCCTCCGTCTACCCTCCCTCCCATCAGTGGACGATGAGCAGGATAACGGTATTGAGGGAAACTCTTGACGCTGTATAGCACAGGTGCCTTGACGGTTATGCCGCCTATCGCTTGGCCAGAACGCCTCCCTGACGGGTTACCGTCATCTAGGGGGTATGTAGACCTGTGTTGCTCCCTAAGCTGTTCAGCCATCGGGACCGCCGGAGGGTTAAAAACGGCAGCGTCTTAGCCATGTGGTCTAGGTTCATGGCAAAACCTCATCACTGAACCATTGTGGATCACGCTTGTGGTAACTCAATCAGCCGAAGCCGGGCTACCGTCCGTTGCGCGACTTGTTGTTGGCAGTGGAAATTCGCACTTGAAGTCCGCATGTGATCGCGGTAAACATTTTGTGCTGAACCTTGTCGTCTGCCAAGAAAACAAGTTTGGTTCAGTAAGCCCGGTTAGAGTTCAACTCACCGGGCTTTCTATTGCCTACAGTATAGTGCGAATCAGTCAGGTTCAATCCCTGCCAACTCTTGTGCTGCCGAGATCAGCAATTTGCGGATGGCCCACGATAGGATCGTGTCCCGCTCTTCCTTATCCATTTCAACTTCAATGATTACACTGCCGTCAGGCAAATCTGTAATGTTTACAACTTGCATCACTCACCCATTTTGTTGTATTTGTCCCACACTTCTTTAGGTAAACCAGTGGTATAACCGTAGCGCGTTTTATAAAACTTTGTGCCTTCTGCACGAGCTTTTTTGCGGTCTAAAACCAATTGGCGCATGGCCTGATACCGCTTGGCGCGTTCTGCCTTCTCACGCTCTGCCGTGATGCCAAGACGGTCTTCAATTTCTTTGACGCGCCTTTCCATCTCCCAACTGTGGGAATTGTAACCAGCCCAACTGCCGCCTGAACTTGCAAAATGATCCATCACTCACCTCCTTGGCGGTCTCTCCAATCTTCAAACCGTGTTACCGTTTCCTGCTCATTTACCAATAGATTCAAATAAAGCCGCGTGTCTTTTAACAACTCGTCATGGCCCTCATGCTGTGCCAAAGCATTGACCAAAGTTTCAATTATATCAGCGCATCGTTCTGACCTTGCAGTAACGCT